TGTATAATTGATTGCTTTTACAAGTTCTTTTGACCTATTAAGTTTATTAGTCTGTGTTCTTATATTTTTTGAAAGTTTCGTTTCTTCAAGAGTTAATTCATTTAATTTATTTGATGTTTCTTCACATTTTTCCTCTTTTTCAGAAATAGTTTCCTCTAAAGTTTTTATTTTTGAATTCAAATCACTGGTAAGCAGTTCTTCTTGGTTTTCATAATCGTTTTTTAACTGCTCGATTCTTTGAGAATGCTCTTTTTCAAGCTGTTCAGTCATTTCTTTTACTTTGTAGTAATCCAAAGCCCCCATTTCCTGCAATTGGTTCTTAAGTTCCGCATTTTGACTTTGCAGCTGTTGATTACTTTCTTTTAGCTGTTCTATTTCAGCTTTAAATTGACC